ATCTCATCATCTCCAACAATATCAGAGAATATCTTAAGGAATGGTACTCCCTCTAACCCTTTCTCGAGGAAATATATTGAATATACACCACATTCACTATCAGAGAACTGATGACGAGTCTTGTTACATAATACTTGTAAGTTCATACCCAGATCCTCTTTAGCCTTTTCTTGTACACTCTTAATTAGATTTTGAATCTCTATTCTTGGTGGACAACTTCCATAACTATCGAAGAATGCGATTTTACCAGAGTTTTGCATATTCGTGGTTAAATCGATCATTAAAGCTACCCAATGACTACCAGACTTATAATGTGGATCGAAGTTAAAGACGATACCGATCCTCCTAGTACCATTCCTATACAATCTTTTAATATTTAGATTATTTAATTCAGTAACAATCTCGGCAAAATCAATTGGAACTGGACCAAAAAATGTAAAATCAGGATATATCTCCTCGAATCTTTCCATCGCTTTATCTATATTATCAGTTGATAACCATCTCTTATCTTGAAAAGGTATACCCACTGTATTATCACTATAATTAGAACCTTTACCAGCAGTTTGCCGTCTAAGTGTTTTAGGACTAACAGGTCCTTTCGGGGCGAAACTATGTTCTAATGTAGAATAATCACTAAGTTGTTTTATATATGGAATATCTAGCCAACAATATTCTGTTGAACAGAGATTACTTAATTTTTCTCTTAATTCTCGCCATAATTGTTCAATAGGTTGACTTAATTTTATTTTATTGTTCGGATTATTATCATTATAAGCTCTTGCAATTTTTTGCAGTTGCTCTCCGCTAAAACAACTAAACTTTGTTCGATTAGTATTTGATACCGAACAGAATGACATTAAAAACTATATAATATATAATATATATTATATAATTTCCTTACACCAAATATGTATAGAAGAATTAATCATCACAAAAAAGACCATAAAGATAAACAAGAAAGAGACCAACAAAGAGACCGAGCGAAAAGAGAATATGAAAGAAAAGAACGAGCTAGGATGGTAACTGTCAAACCGACCATAAGAAATAGTAGTAAAGGCGATAATGATAGTTGGGACACTGCTAGTAATATTAGCAATAGCAGCAATATTAGCAATATTAGCAATGGTAGCAATGCAAGTTTTAAAAGTATAGTTATGAATGATAATGGAACATCTACCGTATTTATAAATCCTAATAAAATTTTTAATTCAAAGTTTAGCAGAAGAGTCAATGATGCACAGAACAATATACAGCATAGTGTTCAGAATGACACACAAAATATACAGAATCAGAGCAATGTACCAAATAATGTACCAAATAATGTACCAAATAATTTACCAAATAATGTACAGAACGAATTACAGAACAAATTAATAACATCTATGCTTAGCAATAGCAATAATAACAGTAATAATGACAATAATAATAACAATAACAATAAAAGCTTAAAATTAGTAGTCGAGTCACTAACGACTGAAAAATCAAAAGGACTCTGGGTATTACCTGTCAATAACAAAAATCCTATATTTTCATGGAAGACATCGGCCCTTGAATCATCAAAACACCTATCTAATATGTTGTCAAATGAAAAAGTAACCAGTAACCATAGTAGTAATAATAACAATAATAAAAATAATAACAATAATAACAATAATAGCAATAATAACAATAATAGCAATAATAACAATAATAGCAATAATAACAATAATAGCAATAATAACAATAATAGCAATAATAATAATACTAATAATAATAGATTTCCACATTCAAAGAAAGGATGTTCTTTATGTGCAGCAGCTGCAGCAGCCGCTGCTAAGAAATTATCAACTGCTGACAATGAATCTAATTATAGTAGCAATAGCAATAATAATATTATTGGAAATTTCTTTTGAAAATATTTGAAAGGAAAATTGAATAAAATTATCTCTTCTGTTATGTTATAACAGATAAATGTGGGGAAAATGGAGTGAATTCAATTGCTACTGTTATGAATTTGGTAGAGATGAATTATATACCATATATAACCAACTAAGAGATGGAAATCGATTCGATATGATGAAAGAATATGATACTCCTCTAAACTTTATAGAAATCGAGTTTTCAGCCAAAGAAAGAGTCAGCTTTAAAGATATCGATCATGTTGAATATCAGATGACAAACTATGATAGAAGGAGAATGATTTATATTATTAAAAAGGAGCTTCTTGAGAAACCTTAATCTTATCTTTCAAGTTTTTATTATAACAATAAAATGATTTTTTTGCATATTCGAATAGACTCTTTTCTAAAATCTCATTCTCTTTCTCCAATTCCAGGTTTCTACACTCCAACATCGTATAAACATATTCTGTTAGCTTTGTAAAATTTGTAAAGCTAGTATACCACAGCGAGTCTTGTAATGACCATCTTATCTTATATTTTATATTGTCAGTAAAGAAGGTATAGAATATTTTCTGTTCACTGCCATCAGATAGAGCAGTAATAATCGTATTTGGTTCATGTACGAAATCATCAAAATATTTCCATTTTAAATATTTTTTAAATCTATTCAACATCTCTTCTGTAACTTGAACGCTGGTCTTTCCTGGAATCTTAGTGTACTTACTTTTTGAGCATTCACAATCTGTATAAGTAAATTTTGCTAAATTTGCAACATTACAAAACATCTTTCTTTATTTCTTTTCTTTCTTTTCCTGAAAGAAAGAAAGAAAAGAAAATCAATTTATATTTATATTATATGTAATGGTCGTAATATGTTAAGATTATTTTTATAGCTAAAGAATAAAAATAAGAATAAATAACAATAAAATAAGAATAGGATGAGTACAATAAATAAATTTGCAATTATAGGAGAAAGATGTTCTGGTACCAATTTCTTAGAGAAGGTTATGAAAAATTCATTTAAGTTAGAACAACTAAAAGGATCAACATTAACCATAGATCATAAACATTGGATGCAACCAGAAAATTATCAACACCGTAAAGATGTAGATAATGTTTTGTTTATCGGTATAATTAGAGATCCTATACAATGGCTTTCATCTATATTTCGCAAACAATATCATGTACCCGTGCATATGAAACATGATTGCAAAGTATTTATGTTAAGCGAATGGTATTCAATCAATGATGAAGGTGATAACCAGGAAATTATGCATGACAGACATCCTTATACCAAAGATCGTTTTAAGAATATATTTGAATTAAGGAAAGTAAAAGGTAAATTTTTATTAGAAGATATGCCTACATTTGTAAAACATTATTTATTCATTAAATATGAAGATCTGATGGATGATATGCCTTCTATCTTACAGAAAATCTCACAAATTACTGGTAAACCTTGTATTAAAGATAGCAGATCTCTTATAAGGAAGCCAAAGCATCATGCTTTTACGAAGGATATTATGAATTTAATCAAGGAGAATATAGATAAAGATTATGAAGCTAAGATGGGTTATTCAATATAGAGTCTTTTAACTATTTGTTAGTATTGGCCGCGGCAATAAGTTCATCTATTTTTTTGCTATTAGCCTTGATTCGATTCATATAGGAATCGAATAATGGTTTAAAGCAATCGGAAACCTGCCTTTGTGATATATCGATTATATTTGCAATATTCGCTAATTGTTCCTCTGGTAATTCTTCGGTAATCTTTTCACCACTCTCAGTAACAGTATAAGATTCGGCTAATCTTTTAGCAAATAAATTAAGACATTGATTAAAAGTTTCGTCCATTTTAAAGCTTATAAATTATAATAACTGACAATAACAGAATAGCGAATAACGAATCAATTTTTATTGCTACGCGAATAAAAATTGCCAAAGGCTATTTTATTTGTTCTCTATTAATTGCTCTATTGCACGCTCTCTCTCTTTCTCTCTTTCTCTCTTTCTTTCTCTCTATTACTTTTTCTTATTCTTTGTCCTTTTTTCTATTCTTTTTCTTGTTCTGGTTCTGGTTCTTGTTCTTGCTTTAGCAATTTACTGTTTACTTTTTCCATAAACAATCTACGATCATCATTGGATATTTTTACATATTTATCATATTTCCATGCATTATCAGTTATACAAAATCTAACTTTATCGCCGAGATGTTTTATTTTACGCGTAACATCCTTGTTTACATTTAAATCACAACAAAATCTTTCGCCAATATTACTAGTCTTTAAAGAATTGTACATTGATGCCACACAATAAGAACATAATGATAATTTTACACCTGGTTTAAGTATTACTCTAGTGTCATACATATAAATTTATATATTAAATAAATAATTTATATGATCATTTTTATACAAAGTTTAATATATTTATTTGATTACCTTTATTATCTCTCATAAGAAAGCTCATAAATTATGTTTAGTCAACTGAAAGACTAGTTTAGTGTTCAAGATTTGATGTTCATAATCAAAATCGACATTATCAGTTTCATCATTCTTATTAAAATGTTCTTCGTCTAGTGAATATAGTTTTTCATCAATGAAATTATGATAATATTCATAAAAATCACATGAATGACTATTCATGTGATTGTTTTGACAATTATCATCAATCTCATAAATGTATCCCTTAAAAATACGTCTTTTCAATTCCTCATTTTCCACCTCTTTCTATTTTTCAACGATCCCTTTGATTGTGCGACTCACCAATGTACCTACATGAGTTATACTATTCTTCTTATCATCTTCATATACATTCATAATCACACATAAAATATGACATTTGTTGATTGTTTGGTAAACTTTTTAAGAATAAGGTAATTTTAAATTATTCATTTTTTATATTATAACATAGTTTGATTACCATTTTAAGTATATTATTCATAATATATATAGAGTTATCCCTCAAAAAAGCAAAATAAATGATTTCAACATATACTACATGCTTCTTAAGCGCATGTATAATGTCTTATGCTTTTTATGAAACCTTTAGCACTAATACTCATAAAGTTACTGATAATAACGATGATAGCGATGATAATGGCAATGATATTGAAACTGCATTTATGCTGTTACATCATTTATATATGAATTAACTATATACTCGTTATTTTATTCATAAATAAAATAACTTATAATAATAATTATATAATTATTATTCTTACAAATGATTAAGCGTAAAAATATTGGCCCTAGTTGTTATAGTACGGTGCTAGGCTTAAACAAATTTAAGACTTGCGAGGAACTTCAACATGAGATAGAAGTAGGTTATAATGCAAATGATCAGAAACCTAATTCTGCAATGAATATGGGCATATCAAAAGAAGCTGAAGTTATTAAATTGTATGAGAATGTAAAGAATGTTAAAGTAAAGAGTGCTAATTGGGTCCGTCTCTCTACTAC